TTTATGACCTCACCGCATCTGGAACACTGGAAATCTGCCGATCTATCCGGCTCTGGTTCCGGTTCGGGAGCAATATCCGGCTCCTGCATTGGTGGATAATCATCTTCGTTTTCTGTATCCGAAGCATATGCTGGATTATTCAGATCATCCTGAGTAAATACTGTGCTTTCAGATTCGAAATCCACGCTCTTAACTGCTATCTGTGGTGTACCAAACATATTGTTCACGGAGTTCATGCCTTGTGTCAGCATTGCCTGTCTGACCTGTGGATCCGAGAAATCAGGTGAAAAGATAACTGTTGGGATAGCGAAATTCTTCTGCAATTCCGCCTTTGTGTATGTGCCTTTTACACCAAGCAGAGCTCTTATAACACGAAGCTTCGCACCGGTCATAGCTTTTTCAGCCCAGGTCTTTTTCAGCAGTGCCATGTTTACCATGACGGAGCGATCAATGTATCTGTCTCTATCTTCTTTCGCAACCACAAAGGCCTGACATTTCTTCCCCCATTTATTCTTGGATTCCACCCATTGTCCAGAAAAGATTTCCGCAGCTGCCTGTGCCTGTTTTTCATCAGTAATGCCTTTTGCAGCTTTGTCAGCAAACTCAATGCGGTATTTCTCTTCTTCATCTTCCAGACAGATCACCTTCTGGTCAGTTTCTGTTCTGGCTGTTCCGTCAGCCTTGCGCATAGCTCCCTGAGCCTGTGCTCGATATGTAACCCGGTCGATACGCTCACCATATGTTTCCTTTGGATTGAACTGGATACCGGCTGCCATAGCCATTTTGTTGAGCAAAGGCTTAGATAAAGAAAACACATCTTCCCAGATGTCTTTTCCTTTCTCATCCTGCTTACCTGTCTTAACTGAACCAACCTTGAAAATATCTCCGCTGTTCTCACCCAGATCGACTGGAACCTCTTCTACATGGAATTTGTAGAATGGATTGAGCTGCACGTCCGTTGCTGTAGGAACCAGCAGATTGTAATTTTTGTATGCCGTGATAACTTCCGGCAAGCTTCCTAAAACCTCTTTCATCTACTTGATAACCTCCTATTTTTGTGATAAAATGACAATGACTTTAAAAACGAAGGGTCGATAACCTGTTTTTAAAAGTTCTGACTGGTCTTGGATAGGATCGTGGGTGCCGTCTACACTCCGCTTTCCCCTTATTATCCAAGACCTTTTTAATGTTCATCACCTCCTATAAACCAATTCAGAAACCCAAACAGTGCGATGCCGAATATTCCAACAAAAACTATTTCTGAGCCAATTTCATGGCTTCCTCTTTCGAGATAAAGCTTATTTGAAAGCATATTGTAAAGAATCGTGCTTGCCAGGACTGGAAGTGCATACTTCAAAGCTCTTGCAATAAAAAGGATTCTCTTTCTCACTTTCTCTTTCTTTTTGCGGATGTAGTATTTCTCATATTCTGCCTCATTGAATTTTCGCACCACGGACAGATATACCCTTGTTTTGGAATCTTCTGTGATATACTTATATTCCATGTCTTTGCACATATCTGGCACCTTGCATACATTCATTTCCTTGCCTCCTTGTCAATGAGAATCAATTCCTTTGCGATAACGCTCTGCAATGCCATTCTGTCCATTTCGTGCCAGCTGATCGGCACCGGGCTGTTGTCCATTGCATTCAGGATCCGCTCTGCGGCCTGATGATATTTTTCAAGATCTTTTGCTGTCAGCATCTTTCCCTCCTATACTGCCAGGCGAAGCTGGCCATTTTTTTCTTCTTTCATCATCTTTTCAACAAATGCAGTTGCTT